GAACTGCGCCGTCAGCAATCCATTGGTGAATGTCATAGAGCCATGCGTACCGCCTACGGTCAGTTTTGCCGTAACAATCGTGGCGCTCAGCCCTGCCAGCCTCGAAGTATTCAATGTCCCAGAGGTAATGTTTGAGGCATTGCCTGCGAAGGCTTCAGCATTGCTCTGAGCGGTTGCTGCTACTGTGTCGGCATGGGCTTCAGCATTTGTCTGCGCTGCACCCGCCGCCGTAGCGGCGGAACCTGCCGAATCAAAGGCCGTCGCGGGCTGTATCGCCGCTGTGCCCAGCGTATTGCTCGTCGCGCCTGCCGGAAGAACTACCGCGCCTTGCACAAGAGTAGTGGCAGGGAATAAACCCGCTGGAAGCATTACCCCTGAAGCATTGATATGTTGCAGCGTTGTCCCAAGCCCTTCGACTCTAGGCAGAACACGTGTTGCTGAGTCAATGTTTCCGATGAGCTGGCCAATGGAGTTCAGTCCGTTCGTTAACTTTGTGTCCCATACCTGCAAAATCTTGAGAAAAGACCATGTAGCCATGCCGTTGCTGTCTGCAATAGGCGAACGGCTTGGAATGAACGTCGATGCTGGTTTGAGGGCCATTACGATACCCTCAGATAAGCATCAACTATGGCCCAGGGAATCGGATCGCTTACCGTCACTTCATAAACGCGATATCGTGAACGTCCCAGCCGACGCCAGATGACGCGGGTGTTATATTCGCCGGTAAATCCGCAACTAGCAATATGCTCATTCGACCATGTAGAGCCGCGGTTATCGCTCCATCGCAGCATCGCTTGTGCAGGCCGAGGCTTTCCAGTTCCATCTAACAAGGGTGGCTGCGGTCCTAACCCAACCGCAAAGTCAACCGTGAGGTCAGTATGGTAAATCCATTCCATCTCATTGACGATGGTTGGAGCGCGGCGCTTTCTGACAATTGGTTTCCCATTTTCGGTAACAAATTGATAGTTACCTCCACCCGCGTCAAAGGGCTGTTTCATCTCCCAGAGGTTGCCGGATCCCCAATCGCCTACAAGGTGTTTACTGAAGGCATAAGCATGGTTCCAGCTTTGGTGAGGTCCATAGGTCGATGAATCTGGAAGCCACTGCGCCCGCTTGTGCCAAAGGCTCTCTGCTACGTCATAGACCCATGTGCAGTCTGTTCCGGGGATATAGAGCACCCAGAACAAGTGCCCTCCATCCTGATAGGAGTAACTGACGAGGCCGGAGATATCTGGGTAGGAAGTCAGGGCCGTTTCAACGGCATGGTTTGAGATACGCATGGGCGTATAGCCATTTGCCCTCCACGCCTGCCGGGCACCGCGCTGATCTTCACTGATCCAGAAAATCGTATTATCTACAAGATTTCTACCAAATGTAGCTCCCGAACCAGTATCAATAAGCGCGCCGGGAATTACATCGAAGATTTCAAGAGAGCCCGTATCGTAATACGGCTGCGCGTGCTGACTACCGAATACCCATAGCTCCCGGTGACTGACGATGATTGAGACGATGTTCTCTGGGAAGACGGATATCGCATTCACCTGAATTCCCGGCCATGTATTCCCATCAAGAATTGCAGAAATTTGAAACTTGTTGCTGTTCTGGAACATGACGATGAAATATCCGTCGGAGTAGTCAGTTTGTACCGGAGTCCCTGCGAGGCTTGCCGTTACCTCAATCAGCGCGTGAGTGGCTAATGTATAGCAGTAGGCTTTCCCGCCGCCTACAATCAGCAATTGAATGTTGCTGGCAGCGATGGATACTGCTAAGCCGTCGTTCTGAATCGTTCCGCGTGGCGTTTGTGTTCCATCCACCGCGACTTCATAGAGCGTGTCAGAGGAAACCACGAAGAGCTGTGTTCCCGTCCAAAATTGACCGCGGACAGGTCCATCAGGGGAAGTAGTGAACACCTTGAGCCCCGGCGTGCCAAAGTAGGATCGGCGAGTCTGCGCACCTGGAGTCTCAAGCGTCTCCGCGAAGAAGTTGATGCACTCTTCATCAGCAACGGAGTTTGATCCGGCCGTATAGCTTGGACCGACGAAATCAAACTTCACTTAGCAGATTCCTCGAGCTTCCATCCAATCCGAAGGAGGCCGTCAAGTTCGTCCTGATCCTTGGCAACAAGCACCTTTGGCTCGCCATTGTCACGTTGGTAGTAGACTTTGCAGGGGAATTCAGCCATTTTAGAAGCCCATTCCGAATAGATCAGCTCTGTAGTTGTAGCCAGCGGGTGACGGTATCAAGTCAGACTGAAGCTCCAGGTCGGGCGCATTCATTGTCTTTACCCTTGCTAAACCCTGAATTGCCAACTGGACTACCACTGCTGACGTAGGAGCATTGAACTCTGCACCGAGCCGCGCCGCGAGGTTGTAGCGTATCGCCTCCGCATACCCAGGAGGAAAGGATACTTGCGCCAAAAGGGTTTGTGCGGGTAGAGCTTGCCAACCATAGATCCTGATACTGTTCTGCTGCTGCGTCGGGATAGGCCAGAAGTTAAGGTTCCGAAGAGGGAAGCCGCCATCGTCGTAGCAAATCAGCGGGAAGGAGCCATTCACCATCTTCACTGGTACTTTGGTCTGCCAGTCACCCACCGAGAACATCGTGATAGGAACTTCAACAGGGTTTGCCGGATTAGCGAGCAGGATCGCGCTCATCGAATCAATCCGAGCGGGGCGTGGGATGTTGAAATTGCCGCCAGTCCCAAGGGTGTACGACTGTTGATTGAGCACCAATGGAAAATCGTCAGAGCGCGTGGTGAAGATTGCTAAGCTGTCAGCGTTCCACCCATCGATCATGTCATTGAAGACAGACAGCCCTTGATTCGCAGTATCGGCTGAAGGATCTTCTCCATCAGCCAGCACCCCAACCAATTTGAGCGCACTCGTGATGATATCGAACGCTGTGGCCATTATGTCCTCTTGGTGTAGGCACGCTTTACGCGCTCTGGTTGGGTCTGCTCAGGAACTGCGTCTTTTTCGTTTAGGAGCGCTAGTTGCATAGCTATTTCCCTCAGCCATCCGTTCGTGCTGAGGTCTGTCGCGGGGGTTTGCTTGATTTGTTCGCTTGTCATAGGAGTAAACTTGGGGCATGGAACATGCTGAAATTCGCTGCCATACCACTTGTGGCTTCACATGGCCGACATCGCCATCCGATAAAGACTCAGAATGCTTTGAGCGCGGGGAATCTGAACATGAATGCATCCGCGAAAAGGGACACGACGATAAACATTTTTGCGCTAAAACTGGATGCTACGCAGAACGTTAGGTAAAGTTGGGGGCCAATCGAAACCAGCCCCCTGGTTGTTACTGCGCGATGATGCGGCAAGCCAACTGAGGTCGCAGCGTCTTGTAGCCATACAGCACGTCAATGCGGCATGGGATTTTGTCGTTAACGATGTCGTACTGCCGTGCAATACGCATCGAAATCCCGTCCATTACCTGACGCCCACCCCACGTACCGAACTTCGACACGTCGATGAGGTCAGCAGAGACGAATGCAAACGCTTCCTTCTGGAACAGCAAGGACTGCGTATACAGAGCCGACGCACCTCCCCCAATTTTGGCTACGGTCAATCCAGCGCCTACCGCGGTTACGTTCTGGGCCGCTCCAGCGGTGATAGGCGTTGGGGAGATAGACATATTTCCAGCTCCACCGGCATAGTCGGCGGTGACAACGAACTTCTGAAGGAAGCCTCGATCAGCCTTGGTTTCCGGGTCAACCGCATCCACCGTTGAGAAGGTAACGATGTCACCCTTCTTGAAGGTATTCGCACCAGCGGCCATAACAGCCGTCGCGCTCCCAGAGGTTAGGGTTGCCGTATAGCCCGTTGCGGCTGCCGACGTACCAGACTGAAACGGGTTCAGGATAGTGTTTTCAAAAGTATCGAAACCCTGAACCTTACCGATCTTGCCGGTAAGATAGGGACGCGACACCGATTCTTGCGGGTTGAAGTTGCCCTTGATGGAGTCAAGAAAAGAGACCACATGGCCTGAGTTGAGGATGGCAACGCGATCATCATCGGGGGCAAGATACTGGTTCAGTGACTTGCGACCATTGGCGAAGTCCTTGTAGGCAAATGTCGCCGCATTGTCATCGACCGCGTTGTAAACATCATTGACCATGCTCAGTGCGTCAGCTTCGATGTTGGTTGCCAAGGTTGACATTGCAGGCTTAAGATAGCGATCGCTGAACTCATCAATGGTGAGGGTCAGATCCTGCGACGTGAAGTTGGTATCCACGCCCTTCTGTGTGGAGACGGTGATTACCTGGCTGCTTTCGGCGGTGTCCTGCACTGTCAGAACAGGTCCGTTGCGAACTGTGTACTGGTTCGGCATACGAATCGTGAGGGATGGACCAATCTTGCCTGAAGGCGATGCCCCGGAATTGGCGAACTGAGAATCATACTGCTTATCGCAATTTCCGATGAAGTTCAGTTTGGCGTGCAGGATGCGCAGAGCTTCCCGCGTGATGATGGTGGGTGAAAGAAGGCTGTTTGCCATTTGATTTCCTTAGAGCGCCCTCATGCGTTTCTCTTCTGGATATCCTTGGTACGCTTTCGCGCCCATTCCTCTGGAGAAAGGCTTTCGTCGCTCACGTCAAAGGCCCTCGAACTTGCTCCCCCCACAGGGGAAGGTGGTTTCGGGGCACTGGTTTTCTTGGCTTCAGGAGCCGCTTTGCTTTCGCCCGGCTTGGAAAGCTCTTCCAGGATGCCGCGCTCATACTCAAAGACTTTGCCGATTGCCGCTCTGGGATTGGACTGAGCGAGGCTGATGAACTTCTTCAATTCATCGGGATCACTGCCGACCACATAGCACAGGTCAATAAACACATCAGACTGCCCAAATACCTCTTTGACTGCGAGAGGAATCTTGGCATTCTCAATTGCCTGTGAAGTTGGGAAGATCACATCGTCTACATCGTCGTAGCGTGTTCTAGCCTCATCCAACTTGTTCCTTAGAGCCTTCTGCGCTTCCTGCTGTGCCTGCTCGCGTTTCGCAGTTTCCCAACGCTGTTCAGCCTTCCAGTCGGCAAGCTCTTCAACGAAATCCTCATAGCTTTCAAACTTTGGGGTTCCGTCTGGTTTCTTGTCGTCTGCGGCAGGCTTGGGGCGTGTGTGCTGCGGTGCCGGTGCGGGGGACGACTCCGGTTTTACATCCTGTTTTGCGGCCAACTTGCGTTCTAAATCCTTGTTCTTATCGAGCAGTTGCTGAATGCGCTTAGCGGTTTTCGGCTTCAACTCCTGTGGTTCTTCCGGGTCCGACTCCGGTTCAGGTTCAGGATCTTCATCCTCGGTATCCGTCTCTTCCGGATCGTCAGCAGGGGCCGGAGCTGCGGTTTCGGCTGGTTTGAATCTTGCGGGGAGTTCGCCGGTCTCTCGATAGTGCGAAAACTCACTAAGGCTTGGCTGATTCCCCTGAAATACATCTTCTACCTCTGCGGGCGACGAAGCCGCTTGCGTCATTTCTTCTGGCATTGTTTTTCCTTGTGTCCTTACGCCGGACTAGCGGGGTAGTGCTAAACTTTGGGCATGA